GCGATGTCGGAGGGCTTGATCGGGTAGGGGCTGGCGGCGTAGTGCTGGCCGACTGCGGTCATGGCGTAGTTGGCGGGGACGTCTGCGAGGACGACGGCCCAGAGGGCGGCCATGCCCATGATTTCGGCGGGGTCTTCGGGGAGGAGGCGGGGGTCGGCGTATGAGACCTGCTTGAGGAGTTGGGGGATTTGGTCGGGGGTCACGGGTTGCCTCCTGCGCGGAGTTGTTCGGTGAGTTGGTCGAGGACGCCGCGGGCCGCGTTGCGGCGGGCGAGGGCGGGGCTGGCGGGTGCGACGGGGCGGGGCCCGGTGAAGGTGGTGGGCGTCTGGAGTCCGGTCCAGCCGGTGAGGAAGTAGCGGGCGCTGTAGGGCGTCTTCTTTGCGGCGGCCCATGCGCGTTCGGCGTGGTCGACGAGGGCGGGGACTCCGGCGCGGCGGATGGCGTCGCGGAGTTCGATCCACTCGGGTGCTTGGAAGTGCCAGGAGATGTTCATGCCGCGGGCGCCCATGGCGTCGATGAGGGGTTGGATCTCTCCTCGTCCCGACTGGGGGGCTACGGCGGCGGGCGCGTGTGGTTGGTACTCAACGGAACTACTGGAACTACTGGAACTACTGAGGGCAGCTCCTGCCCTAGTCGTGGTCATCTCCTGCCCTAGTGCTAGGGCGTCTCCTGCCCTAGGCAGGGGCAGCTCCTGCCCTAGCTCCTGGGCGTCTAGGGCATTTCCTGCCCTAGTGGCGGCTGCGTCCTGCCCTAGCTCAATCCCGTCCGATTCGGGCACTGCTGCGCCGCGCGGAACCTTGATCGTGTACTTGGTGCGGGCCTTCTCCGCCCGGGCCGCAGCCACCGACGGACGGTCACGCTTCAGCCACCCGCCCGCCTCCAGCGTGTCCAGGTGCTTGCGGACCGAGGCGCGCGCCATCCCCGTGGCGGACTCCAGCGTCGTCAGTGAAGGCGTGAGCCGGTCGGGGATGATGCCGGTCCGTACGTCTGCCCAGGTGGCGACGGTGAGCGCGAGCAATCGTGAGAGCGATGGGAGGTCGCTGCTGCGGACTGCTCTCTCGTACTCGAACCGGCTCGGCATTCGTTCTCGCTCTCAGGGGTCGTGCTGATCAGGGCATGTCGAATAGACCCCCAGTTCACGGTGGCTTTCGATCACCCTTGAGATGAGAATACCGTTCGCGCACGCAGGTCGCGACTGTATACCGCGATCGCGTAGCGGAACTGTGACCGCGCATGGCAACATGAGCGACATGGACGAGTTCGACCAGCGGCTCTCGGCAGCCGCGAAGAAGCGCGCGCGGGCCAAAGACGCCTTCGACCGCGCGGACGAAGAGGTGCGCGCGCTGCTCGTCGAGGGCCGGAACGAGCGCCGCAAGGGGCCGTCGCACATGGCGAAGCTGACGGGCTTCACCCGTGAGTGGGTGGCCCGGATCGCGCCCGGCCCGAAGTCCTGACACCTACTCCTCCTCTCTGCCCCGGGCCCCGCACCGTGTTGGTGCGGGGCTTCGTGATGTTGCGGAACCGTTTGGCCTAGATCGCTGGCACGGCCAGGGCCGCCGCCATGTCGGCGGCCGTCCACCGCCGCAGCAGCGCGCGCCGCTGCTTGACGGTGAGCTGGACGTACCGGTCGTAGACCGTCAGCACGCGCACGGCCGGCGCGGTCCACGACTCGAACCGGTCCTCGGTGGACGGCTCCAGGGCGCCGACGGGCTCGACGACGTAGAGGTCTCCGCGCGGGTACTTCGAGGCGTAGAAGCGGGCGTACTCGCGGTCGCTGGTGACGTACACGCGGTCGGCCCGTTCGGTGAGCGGGTCGACGACGCCGAGGCCTTCGATGACGGGCTGTTGCCCGGCGGCCTTGGCCGCGCAGATGGTGCAGCCGTCGACGACGTTCGGCGCGTGCGGGGTGATGAGGTCGCCGGGCTTCAGGTCAGGGATGCCGCCGTGGAAGTACCTCATCCGGCTCGCTCCCAGGTGACGGTGCCGCGTTCGACGTAGCCGGACGCGCGGCTCTCGCCGGTCGGCTCCTGGGTGTCCTCGTCGCGGACGGCGAGGTAGTTCGTCCAGAAGCTGACGCGGGCGCGGGCCGCGCCGATCGCCCCGTACGGGCCCTCGTAGTTGGTGACGGTCTCGCCGTTGCGGAGCTGCTTGGTGATGACGGCGCGGAACACGGTGGCGTCGGCGGCCATGCCGATCGAGCGGGCCATCAGGCGCCTGCCTTCCGGATGCGGCCGCCGCGCGCCCGCAGCGTGACCCCCGCCTCCAGCAGCAGCGTCCGCACCGTCCCGTACGCACGGCCAGTCCGCACAGCGAGGCTGCGCATCGTGGAGCCGAGGGCGTACAGCTCCGCCAACTCCCGTGCGATCTCTGCTCGTTCAGCGCCCCTGAGGGGCGAGGACTGCTTTTTCCGCGGCTTCGTCATGGGTGTCTTCCTCTCGTGATGGGGGTCCGGGCCCGCCCGCCGGGGGGGGGTCGGGAGGGCCCGGGTGGCGGCCGCGGCGCGGGGCATGCGCCGGGGGTCCGGCCGCCGGCCAGGTGGTCAGGAGTCGCCTGCGATGGCGCGCAACTGCTGCACGCCCTGCTGCCCGCTCCTCACGAGAGCGATGGCGGCGGCGTACTCGGGGAAGGCGACAGCGAGACGCGAGGCGTTCCCCGTGTCAGCCGACGTCCAGGCGTTCAGCAACTTCGTGGCGAACGTGCTCGGCGGCCAGCCACCAAGCCGCTCCTGGAACAGGACGTGCGCGGCAGCCTCGACGGGGATCTCCGGGGCGCCCTGCCCTGCGGTGATCGTGCCGAGGATCTCCGCGGCCTCGATGACGAGCTCGGGGTAGTGGTCCTCGCCGTCTTCCTCGCCGCACTCGTAGCCCTTGTGGATGTCGTAGTCGACTTCGTTGACCAAGGCGCGGACGAACAGGTTGAGGACTGTGGGGGTGATCAGGTAGGTCGTGGTGTTGTCGGGCTGGGGCATCGTGGTCTCCTTGGTGGGTGCCCCGCCGGTGTCCGCCCGGCGGGGCGCTGTGGTTGGGCGGTGGTCAGCCGAGGTGTTCGGCGTCGTACGACTCGGCGGCTTCAGCGGCCTGCCGGGCCAGCGCAGCCTCCGCGCACGTCTTGTGCGCCGGGGACCGCTTCGAGTCGCGCAAGTTGGTCGGCCTGTCGCAGTACCGGCAGGGCTTCGCGGTCCACGACCAGTGCGACGGGTCACGCCAGTCGAGGAGCGGCGGCGGGTCCGGACCCGCAGGCTGGCCGCTCACGACGCGAGAGCCTTCGCCGCGTCGCGCCGCGACCGCTCCACCTGATCCATCAAATGCGCAGGCAACACACACCCACCCACCCCGCACGTCGGCCGCACCATCCCCACCGGAACCCGGCCACGATCCAGCTCGAACCCGATCCGGGCCGGCGTATACACGCGGCCCTGGAAACTCACCGGGACCGACCCCGTCCAGGCCATGTGCCCGCCGCCAGCGAGCGTGCGTTCAGCCCACAGGGACTGAAGAGTGCGGTCCGGGCCAGCGCCCTCCTCGAAGTCGCTGTCGAGGTTCTTCAGGTGGTAGCCGCGCCGCCGGAAGTAGGCGCGCCGGTCCGCCTCCGACGTGCCACCCCACACGCCGTACGGCTCGCGGGTCTCCAGCGCCCATTGCAGGCACTGCTCCATGACGGGGCAGCCGCGGCAGACGGTCTTTGCGCGTTCGATCTCGGCTGCGAGGGTGCCGGGGTACATGCGGTCGGGGTCGTCGCGGCAGGGGCCTTGCTTGGTCCACTGACCTGCGGGTTCGGTGTCGGGTACCTGCCCGGTGTAGGCGCTCACGACGCCTCCCCGAAGATCGACTCGAACAGCAGCTTCGACAACTGCCGCATCGGCCGGTCCTCCAGATGCCCGCCCGCCACGCACAACGGCACACCGCAAGTGGGCATCGCCAGCCCCTCCGGGTCACGCCCGCGACACAGGCGGAACGCGACCCGGAACGCAGACTCCGTCCGGCCGTCGAACTTCACGGCCGGCGTACGGTGCATGACCGGTCCGGCCCATCGGACATGTCCGGCGCCGACCTCCTCGATGTGGGCGTGGAAGACGTCCTCCAACGAGGTGGGCCGCGGGCGGGTGCGCTCCCGCCGGGGAGCCAGCGGATCGCGGCGCTCCTGTTTGTGGAGGGCCTTGCACAGGCCGCAGTACGCCCGGCCGGTGGGGTCGAACTTGCCGTGCTCGTTCTGGTCGTGGCCGTACGAGCAGGGCTTCCGCGGACCGCCGTTGTGGAGTGCGCGGCGGGCTTGGAGGCGTCCGGGTTCGTCGTTGACGTGGTCGGGTGCGATGCAGTGCTTGAGCCCGCAGTCGGCGATCGTGTAGCCCTGCGGGGGGCGTCCGTGCCGCAGTTCGAAGGCGAGCGCGGTGGGGCTGAGGCACTGGTCCTTGTAGCGCATGACCGGGGTGCCGGCGGTGCCGACGCGTTCGCCGGTCCATTCCATGTGGCCGTCGTTGAGGGTGCGGGCGTATGTGGCCCACTTCTGTTGAGGGGTGCGGGTCTGTTCGGCGGGAACGAACGCGGGGAGGTTCAGGTCGTTGCGGATGCGGCGGACGCGTCCGCGGTCGACGCGGAGTTCGGTGGCGATGGTGAGGGTGGGCTTGCCTGCGCGGAGGGCGGCTTCGATCTGTTCGCGGGTGGCGTTGGGGTGTCGGGGCATCAGCGGGTCACCGCCTCGCGCTCCGGCCACTGGCAGCCAGCCAGCGCCTCCCGCTGCCGCTCCGGCACCACAGCCAGCGGCATGTCGAGCCACTCGTAGCCCGCGGCGGCGAGCGCGAACCCGTCGCACTCATCCCCGGCGGCCGGGCCCTCGAAGGTCCGGCCGAAGACCTGCTCCGCAGCCTTCTGCATCAGGGCCTTCGAGGCGTGGCCGTGCCCGGCGAAGTACAGCTTCAGCGTGGACGGCGGGACGATGGCGTACGGGATCTCGCGGCGCCACAGCCAGTGCTGCACCGCCCCGCGGAGCCACGCCAGTTCCTCGTGTCCGCCCTGCCCGGCGTGTCCGAAGGAGGGGCCTTCGAGGACGACGAGGTCGGCGGTTTTGAGGAACGAGCCGATCTCTTGGACGAGGAAGGCGAGGCGGGGGTGGCCGGTCAGTTTCTTGGGGCGGACGTAGTCGGTCCAGTCGGCCGAGCCGAGGCCTGTGGATCGCAGGGACAGATCGGCGCCGACTACCAGGGGCCGGGGCCCGGCCGCCGCGGGGGCGGCCGGGGTGGCCGGGGTGAGGTCGAACAGAGTGGTCACAGCTCCCCCTTCGGGTGCTCGTCGCGGATCGCCTGGAGCAGCCGGTCGCACCCGGCCGCCAGCTCGGCGTCATACGCGGGCGCCAGATACAGCAGCTCCAGCGCATCGGCCTCGTCGATCTCGCGTTCCGTCATCTGGCCCGGCCCCGGGACCGCGCCGGGCGCCAGCGGCACCCACGCCTCAGCCGTCGTGTCCCAGACCTTCGCGCCGGCGCACTGCCCCCGGGCGGGGCGGCGGGTGCGGCGCAGCCGCAGCAGAACGAACGCGCAGCCCGCGGCCTCGACCGCGATGAAGACGTTGATCGCGGTGTTCATCACGCACCTGCCAGCGTCGTCACGCGGCACGTCCAGCAGCGGCGCGACCCATCCCGGTGCTTCGCCTGGTACGTCGTCCGCTCGCACGACGGGCACGGAGCCGTTTCGTTGGCCACCACGTCGCCGCCGTTGAGGAGCGTCTCCAACGTGTCCTCATCGAGCACCGCCGCGCGCCGCGCCGGGTCAGCAGGCGGGGCGAGCGGTACGTCCGGCAGGAGCAGCGGGCGGCGCGGCCTGTGCCGGCCGCCGCCGTTGACGATCTGCCGCAGAACACGAATCGGACTGGTCATGAGGTGACTCCGTCTCTGCCCGCGCGGGCGTACTCGGCGGTGAGGTCGATGCGGGCCCGCTCGATCGCGGCGCGCAGGGAGGCCGGGGAGAGGTCGACGCCGTTCTCCTCCGCGGTGACGACGTACATGGCGACGACGTGGGCGAGCGCGTTGTAGCGGCGCGCCACCCGGGCGGCCGCGGCAACGGACTCCTCACGCGACTGCTCGGCGTCGGCGGTTGCTTCGACCTGCGCCTCGTAGCGGGCGCGGAGGTCGTCATACCGGCGGCGGGAAACTGGCATCAGCCGGCCTCCCCGCGCTGGTGCGGGATGAGCGGCCACTCAGTGCGCACGCCGTCGGCCCAAGACTCCTTGCCGGGCGTCCGCCGGAAGTACGCGGCCAACGAACGGCCTTGGGACTCAGCCCACTTGATCTGCGCCTGATGCAGGTCGGCGATGCTCATCGCGCCGAGCTGCGGCACCGTCGAGCCGAGACGCCAGGCCACGCGGCATGCGGCGACTGCGTCGGCGTCCGAGGAGTGTGCGCCGTCAAGCCGGACCTCGTAGTGCTGGCACAGGTCCGACAGGGTGCGCTTGCCCTTGCGGCGGCTGACCTGCTTGTCGAGGACACGGGGGTCGATCACGCGCAGCTGGTCGCCGACGAGGTCAGCGAGGGGCGTCACCTGGTGCCGTCGAGCTTCGCGGTCGAGCGTGGTCAGGTCGAAGCTGGCGTTCATCGCCACGATCGGGATCCCGGAGAGGACGACCTGCGACGGGGCTGCGACGACCTGCTCGACGACCTCCGCGGCCGGACGGCCCTCGGCGCGGGCCCGCTCGGTGGTGATGCCGTGGACCTTCGCCGCGCCCTCGGGGATCTCGATGCCGGGGTCGGCCATCCACGTGGCGGACTGGGTGGGGTGCTTGCCGCCGCACTGGACGGCGCACGCGGTGACGATGCGGTCGTTCTCGACGTCGACGCCGGTCGTCTCAAGATCGAAGCCGCACAGGCGGCCCTCGAACCATGCGCTCATCGGACCTCGCCCGCCTTCACCGCGGCGAGGTAGGCGGTCATCTGCGCGACCGTCCCCGACGACGGATGCGTCCCGCCGTTGAGCCGGGCGAACCCGGCCTCCACCTGCTCCATGTCCAGACCGCGCGCACCGGCCGCAGCGACGACCTGGAACCAGAGCTCTTGCACTTCGGCCGGATCGTCGTCGACGACCTCGCCCTCGTACACGCCGTCGTCGTCCGGCGCTGGCACCGTGGGGGCGTCGCCGTAGTCCGCCGGATTGACCTGCCGCTGGACGTCGTCCGGGTGCGGTCCGTCCTCGGTCTGCTTGACCGGGGCCTTCCGGGGCGCACCCAACGCGGCGGCACGCGCGGTCAACGCGTCCGCGATCGCCTTGTTCATGTGACCCGCAGCCACGGCCTGCTCGTACAACTCCCGCACCGCATCGGGCGTCTCAGCCACCGCCGCGAGCCGCAGATAGTCCGGCCGCGGCGCCTCGATCGCAGCCCGCTGTGGACCACCCGCGACCGCCGCCACCGACGCATTCCCCGCCATCAGCGCCGCTGGCGTCACCGCTACGTCGATCGTCGGAACCATCCAGTGCCGGGTCTGCCCGTCCCGCTTCGCCGTGCGCTGCTCCAGGCCGAGGAACGCCTCGATGTAGCCGCCGGTCTGCGCCAGCAGCTCAGCCACACCCGGCAGTTCGAGGGCCGCGTAGTAGCCGTGCGACTCCAGCCGCCACACCCCCACGCCCTCGATCTCGGAGAGGACGACGTTCAACCGGGTGGTCGGCTTGCACGACCGCTGCTCGGGGTCCGGGCCGCAGATGCATGGCCGGTCCTTCAGCAGCTCGGTGACGCCGTCGCAGCGGCGTTGGCACCCGCCGCCGGACCACAGCTCGTAGTACTGGGAGACGGGCTGCGGCGGCACGTGGATCGGCATGCGCGTCGACTCGGTGATGACCTCGAACTGGCCGGCCCCGCCCTCGGGAGTCCACGGGGCGACAGTCCCGCCGTACTTCGCGGCGACCCGGTCGAGGAGTTCCTTCGAGGGAGAGGTGAGGCGGAACTGGTTGAGCTTCGCGGGCCGGGTGCCGCCCTTGGCGGTGGCGACCTTCTGGCCGATGCGGATCCGGCCGAGTTCCCGGAGCCGCTGCTGGAGGGTGAGGATGGGCATCAGGCGGCCCTCTCTTCGCTGGTGGCAGGAAGGGTGAGGGCCTCACCCACAACGGACTTCGCGAGGACGCGCTGGAACTCGGCGACCTGCTGGACGTGAAGGAACGCGGCGTACACGTCGTCGCCGCACTTCAGCGGCATGGGCCGGTAGCCCTCCGGCCGCAGGTGCAGGACGATTCCCACGTCATGACACTTGGGCATCGGAATCTGCGTGCCGTCGCGCAGCCAGCAGACCTCAGCCCTGCGGTAGGCGGACATCTGCGCGCCGGCCTCCGGGTAGACGCCCTTCTCGTCGAGCTCGCCGCCGGTCTTCGTGTCGCCGACGAACAGCGTCCGCGGCGGCACCTTCAGCAGGTGGGCGATGAGGCGGGACCGGAAGAGGTAGTCGAGCTTCCCGGCCCATCCGTCAGTGAAGTTGCCGACGGTCATCTCCGATGCCTCGAACTCGATCTCCCATTCCTCGACGAAGCGGAGGAAGTGGTCGACGAACGGGGCGATCTCTTCGTCGGTGAACAGGCTCTCGGGGATTGGCTGGCCGAGGACCTTGGCTTCGATGACGTCGTGGACGGCGCCGCCGATCTCTGCGCGTTCGTCCTTCTTTCGGATGTGGCCCTTACGCAGCCAGTCGTACGCGGCCTCCTTGTCCTCGGGACGGAGGGAGGCGTGGACGAGGCGGGGCAGCGTGGCGAAGGCGTCGGCGGCGGTGAGGTTCGCGGCCCAGAACACGAGCTGCGGCTTGGGGAATCCCTGCGACAGGATGGTGGTGACGCGGCGGAGCTTGATATCGGTGCCCGGGACGCGGTACCAGCCCTGCGAGGGCTTGGGGATCCGGTCGGGGCCGGCGGCCGGGGCGACGCTCGCCCCGGCCACGGTCGTGTTGGTCATGCGGGGTCCCCCGTGGTGAGTGCGGTGAGGGCGTCGGCCCATGCGGTGTCGTCGGTGGTCGGGCGGGTGGTGAAGGCGGTGCCGTAGGCGGCTTCGTGGCGAGCGGCGATCGCGCGGGCGGCAGCAGGGCCGCACCACAGTTCGCCGCGGTGGATCTGGCCGAGGACCCGCTCGTGGTCCTCCATCGGCGGGATGGCGTTCCCGTGCTTTCTGGCGGTGGTACTCACGGGCGCACGTCCTCTGCGGTGTTGAGGCTGCACCAGCGCACTCCGGGCGTGTCGTGCCTGATCAGGTGCCCTGCTGCTCCGAGTGCGTGGAGGTCGGCGCGGGCTTCGTCAGTGCGGACCGCGCCGAAGCCGTGCGCGCGGTAGTGGGTGGTGACACGGCCGGTCTTCCAGCGGCCGCCGACGAGCCGGATGCGGGCGAGGAGCCAGGCCTGTCGGTCGGTGAGTTCGGGAGTGGCCGTCGCCCCCGTGGGGGTGGCCTTCTCTCCGGCGGCTGGGACGGCCTCGTGGTCAGCACCGTCCGCCGGGTCATCGCTGGGGGTGTCGTGCATCCACCCGCCACCGGTCTCGGTGCACGCGAAGCGGACGATCCGATCCCCGCACGTCTGGCACACGGTGGGCTGCTCGGCGAGCACCTCAGCGCGGTAGGCGTCGAGCCGGGCGTCGAGTTCCGTCTCTGCGGCCTCGTCGAGCTGGAACATGGCGTGGATACGGGCACGGGCGGCACTCATGCGGCACCGCCCGGCGTCCAGCCCGGATAGTCCGCGTCCGTCGACACCGGCACCTCGGGGTGCCGAACCAGCCAGCCATCCAGCAGGTACGCGGCCCGGCCCGACAGAGACGTCGTACGGGCAGCAGCCTCATCGAGGATCTGACAGGCGCGCTGCCGGGCCACGATCGCCTTCATGTCCGCAGCCAGCCGAGACACGGGCACATCGGCGCGCTCGATACGCGGCGCAGGGGTCTGGAAGTCCTTCACGACGCCCTCCGGTCCTGCTGCGAGGGCACCGGGCGCGGGGCCGCGATCTCAGCGAGCCGGTCACGCAGACGCCCGACCTGCTCCCCGTACACGGGGAGCACACCGCCGTTCGCGAACTCGGCGAGCATCCCGTTCATCCGCTCGTCGAACTCGTGCCGAGCGTGCGAGTCGCGGCCCTGGTGGACGGCCGAGCGGAGCAGGTCCGCCATGTCCTTCAGCTCGTCGACGAGTCCCTCGGGGTCGTCGTCGGCCTTCGTGATCAGCTCGGTGAACACGGCCTTGAACAGGAAGCTGGACAGGTCGAGTTCGGCGCCGGACGGGGTGGCCGTCACCTTGATGGGGAACGGGCCGTCAACGGGAGTGGTCATGAGGTGCGGCCCTTCGGAGCGGTGAGGATCAGGAGGAGCGCGGCCACCGACACAGCGGCATCACGCAGCGACAGCCGGGCATTCACCACAGCCACGAGCAGCGGGTCCACACGACCGGACTCCGCCACGCGGGCCAGCGCCGGACGCGGGTTGAAATCCGCCAGCGAGGCCTCGACGAACAGGAAGTACGGCACCGAGAAACCGCCGTGAACGCCGAAGCCGAGAGACAGGAACGCCAGCCATTCGGCCAGGCTGTGGGTGTGCGCCATCACGCGCCGCCCATCTCGGGCAGGTCCTGGGGAATGCGGTAGCTGTGCGCGAGCGGCCCGTCATGCGGGTCCTCAACCGCCGCCCGCTGACCAGCAAGCAGGCTCCGCAGCTTCTGCACCTGCGGCCGCACATCCTCGGCAACCAGACCCGGCCCGACCGGCATCGGCAGCGCATCCGCCATCGACGCCAGTCCGTGCTCCGCCAACTCCGACAGCCTCGCCAGCACCAACACCGGAACGTCCGCAGCCACCTCGGCCAGCGCGTACAAGCCACGCCCATCGCGCGTCACCGCACGCCGCGTCCAGCACGCACCGTCCTGCGTGTTCACCACCAGCGGGTCACGCGACACCGGGGCGCTCACCGGGTCACCGCCGCACGAATCCAGTCCATGACCAGCTCACCCGACGGCACCGGCACCGACACCAACACCTGCGTCGACGACCCGTCCTCACGCGCCTCCGTCCGGGCATGCAGCATCCACACTTCGACGCCCTCGAACGCGGGACTCACATGGATCTCACCGCCCAACGCGACCAGCCACTCACCCAAGTCGTCGACATCCGCGACCACCACGTGCACCGACTCCGCCCGCGGGATGACCACCGGGTGCGGCAGGTTCGTGCTGTCGATCAGGTAGTCCACGGTCCGGGCGTTCGCCTGCTGCGCGAGGACGCGCTGCATCGCCGCGTCCGGGAGCGGGGCCTGCTGGAGAGGGAGGACTCTCATCGTCGAGTCCGGGGTCTGAGATGATTCGTTCAACGCGATCCACTCCTTGCTTTCTGCTTCAGTGGGTTGCGAGGGGCTGTTCCGGATGCACGTCCGGGGCGGCCCCGCTTTCGTTGGTCAGGCGGTCGCGCGCTGACCGATCACGTCGGCGTTCTCACGGGCCTTCAGCCACGCCTCGACGACGTCACGGCGGTAGAGGACGTCCTTGCCGAACCGCGTCCCCCTCGGGCCAATGCCGCGGTGGCGCCATCCGCGCACCGTCGCCGGCGTCTTACGGACGTGGGCCGCGAATTCCTTCGTGGTCATGTACGGCGAGGCTGTGCTCGTCTCGCTCATCGCTGTGTGCTCCTTCGAGCTGCTCGATCGGGCAGGCCAGCCCCTCAGCAATCGCGGCGAGGATCTCGGGCTGCGGGGCGCGCAGCCCGCGTTCGATCCGCGAGAGGTGGCTGGGTGAGATGCCGACGGTTCCCGCGAATGCGCGCAGGCCTAGACCGCTGCGTTCGCGCCGTCGGCGGATTCTTGGTCCATCGACTTGCATGGCGGTAACGATACGCAACGAAGCGAGTTGATGCAACGCAACGAGCAGTGTTAATCCGTGGCGAGCGTCTGACATGCGGAGATGGCGCGTTCCCGAGTGTTGTTGGGGGGTTGACGCCTCTACTCTGTTGCCTGTTGTTGCCGGTCGTTGACTGGCTTGGACCCACGAAGGGGCGCTTCGTGAGCAGCATCAACAGAGACCCAGATACATGGGCCCGCCTCGGCAGGGCCCTACGAGAAAGCAGGGAGCGGCAAGGGCTGACTCAGGACGAACTCGCGAAGAAGGCGGGCGTCTCGACCAAGAGCGTCCAAGACGCTGAAGCGGGCAAGGTGCCCAAGGCGCGCATGCCCTACACCCTCGCGGCCGTCGCCCAGGCGCTCGGCTGGCCCGCTGGCGCCGTCGACTCGGTACTCGCCGGCGGGGAACCACCGGGCGGCTGGCAGGACGTACGGGCCGACATCGAGGACGAGCAGGTGCAGTCGATCCTCACCAACGCGATGGTGCGTGCGACGAACAACGCGACGGCCGTCGAGATCCGTAAAGCCGTGGAGATCGCGATGGACGATCTGCGTCGTCACGGGTTCCTGTCCGAGACGGATGGTGCACAACTAAACGGATTGAACAGAAACGGTTAGCAACGAGGCGTATCTGCTCTAGTCTCGTGTCTCCCTGGGGCGGTCACGTCCGGTGGGGGGAGGGGTACAGCCTGTGTCTACTCGTTGCAGAGCCGTGATCGTGGTGAGTGACCTGAAAACGTCGAAAGTCGCTGTGGTCATCGCCGACATGAGCGGCAGCCCTATCGCCGTCGTCAACGCGCTCGCCAAGTACGACCCCGTGGTCCGCGAGGAAGCAGCCAGCGCCCTCGCGGCCGCCGGGTTCGACGCTGACACGATCAACGAGGTGCTCAATGGGCTACGTAGCTGACCGCTGGCACAAGACCAGGCCGAACGCTGGCGACCCCGAGTGCGGGGAGCACAAGGGCAAGGTCGCCTCGTCGGTCCACGGGCAGGGCAAGCGGTGGCAGGCCCGGTACGACGGCCCCGACGGCAAGGAACGCACGTCGCTGTGGCGGACGCAGGCCGAGGCCGAGAAGGAGATCACGAAGCAGGAAGGCTCCAAGCTCGACGGATCCTGGCTGGACCCCGAAGCCGGAAAGGTCACCGTCGAAGCGTTCGCCCTGAAGACGTGGCTACCCGCACAGGGCGTCATCGGCCGGACCGAGCGCGAGTACCGCGGCTACCTGAACCGCTACCTCATCCCCGAGTGGGGCACACGGCAGATGCGGTCGATCAAGCCGAGCGAGGCCGGCGCCTGGCAGAAGCTGCTGTCGAGCAAGTACGGGCTCGGTGGCGGCACCCCCAACCTCGTGGCCCGGTACGTGCGGTCGGTGTTCAAGCTGGCTGTCGTCGACCGGGTCATCCCCATCTCGCCGTTCGCCGGGATCCGTGCGCCCGCACAGACACAGTCCACCGTCCACCCGCCGGACATCGCCGAGGTGACCGAGCTCATCGCGCACGCGTACCACGAGCGGTGGGCGGCGATGATCGAGCTGACCGCGCTGACGGGCCTGCGGTCGGGTGAGCTGCGCGGGCTCAGGGTGGGACAGGTGGATTTTCTGCGCAAGATGCTGCATGTCCACGAGCAGCTTGTGTACGAGCCCGGCCGGGGGAAGTACCTCGACAAGCTGAAGACCGGCGCCGGCCGTCGCACGCTGCCGTTGACGCAGCGGGCCGTCGATCTCCTGGCCGCGCATCTGGCGAAGTATCCGCCTCCGGCGGGCGGCGAGTGGGCCGGGCTGGTCTTCACGATGCCGGACGGGCGGTCGGTGTCCGAGTCGACGATGGACGCGGCGCTCAAGGGCGTCTGCCGGAAGGCCGGTGTGGCCGCGCGGCACTGGCACGAGTTGCGTCACCACTACGCGTCGGTGCTCATCTCGGGCGGCGAGAACCCGAAGGTCGTGCAGAAGCGGCTCGGGCACAAGGACATCCTGACGACGCTGCGGATCTACGCCCATCTGTTCGCTGAGGCGGAGGAGAAGACGCGGTCGGTGCTCGATGCGGCGTGGGCTGCGGCGGGGAATCTTTCTGGCGGGGCGGAAGGATCCCGGAATCCGGGCAGGTCAGAGGGGCGTTGAGTGCAGGTCAGAACATGATCTGTGTAGTCAGTATTGAATGTTCTTGCGGGGTGACGGGTGGCGAGGTCGTGGCCTTGGGTGGTCGCTGACCTGCACGACAGGTGCGTTCAATGCGTTTCGTTGCGTTGCAACGTCTTCCGGTGTTGGGCGGAAGGATCCCGGAATCCCGCAGCCTGAGCGGAAGGATTCCGGAACGCGACGAACCCCCGGCGAGGGAGATGCCGGGGGTTCCTATAACCCCCCGCCCCGGCTGGGGCGCAGCCGGGGCGAGGGGCGGCAGAGGGTCGCACTGAGTCCCTCGGCCGTGACGACGTGAGCGGGGTCTGGGCGCACGCCGAGTCTGAGCAAGATCAAAGAATGCCCGGTTTACAGGGCTGACTAAAGATCAACTGGCATCGAGTGTCGATGGGTGCCCCACCTCCCCGATGACGACGCCTGGCTGCAAGAACGCCGACGCGCCATCGGCGACCGCATCCGCGTCGAACGGATCCGCCAGAACCGCACCCAGGAAAGCGTGTTCCTCGCCGCCCGCGTCAGCCGCAACGCCTTCCAGGACATCGAGCACGGCGACCGCGACGCCCGCATCTCCACACTCCTGCGGATCGCCCACGTCCTCGGGGTGCATCCGGCCGACCTCCTTCGGTGAGCGCTTACTGAATGGCAGTCAACACGGGAACCGTGGGTAACAGGAAGGGTGCGGCCTGCATATATCCACGGAAACTTTGTGTGAAGTGTGAACATCTCACCCGCCGTCGCCCTCTGGCCAAGGCCCGCCGCCGGCGCCTGGGGCGGGCGCTGGCGGCGGAAGCCACCCCCCAGGGGAGGGGGCGGCCGCTCACCTCCCCCGGATCCGCCTCGGCCTCGGCTCGGGGGACGTCTGAACCAACAGCGGCTTGCACAGGATCCGGTGGACGTAGACCGTCAGCCCCGCCCCCGTCGGACGCTCCACATCCACGACCATGACCTGCCCCTTGGCGATGGGCTGGTCGCAGCGCACGCACATCATCGGGTCTCCCGCAGCAACCGCAGCAGCGCGCGGCACGTCTCGCACGCCTCGACATCCCCAGGACACTCTTCGCGGTTGACGGCATGCGTCTGGAGCGTGGCGTACGCGGCGAGATGCACGCACGAACGGCACGCCCGCGGATACCAGGTGACCGGCGCGCCCGCACGGGACGCCTCCCGCACCCCGAGGTCGACAGCGATAGCCGCATGGAGGGGATGCCGCACGTCCCAGATGCAGGTGATGCCGCGGACCTGCCGTTCGGTCAGCCTGTCGATGGCGGGCAGCGTGAGTATGGCGAGCGCCTCGCTGCGGGTGCTGGCGTCTGTGTCCGACTGCGCGCTCACGTCTCGCTCCCGGGCTGTGGGTGGTGCGGCGCCGGCCCAACTCCTGGCGGGGGTACGGGCCGACGCCGCTCATGACGATCACGCTAGGTGCGTAGACCGTCACAGCCCAGTGACGTAAGCCACCAGTCGCACCGTCAATTCTCCCCCACGTAGGACGCGTTGTCCTACCCGTCCTACAGCGTCGGATCCACACCCAGCCGCGCAGCCAGAGACCGCAACGGAGTACTGCGACGGCGCTCCGTCTCCAGCATCTCCCGCACCGTCGCCGCCGCCAGCGTCTGAAAACGGATCCACTCCGGCTGATCGTGCTCGACCTCGAGGAGCGTCGCCAGCGCGCCGTCACTGTCGCCCGTCTGGTACTGCGCCTGCGCCACATCCACTCGATACGCAGCCGAGTGCACCGGCCTGGTGATGTCCCCGAGGACCACGTCGCTCGAGAACCTCAGCGCCTCATCGGGCCGGTTGTCGCTCCCCGCGAGGGCGATGTTCACCTTCTGGGTACGCACGTCGACCACGCTGAACGCCGTCCCGTACGACCGCACCGGGCCCGAGCGGACCGCCGCCGCCTCCGCCGCGGTCAAAAGCTGTATGGCCTCGTCACGCTCGTCCCGGCGGGCGGCCGGCGTCGCCGCAGCGACCAGCAGGTTGCCGTACACGGCGAGCTGCGCCGGCGTCGACCGACGGAAGCTGGGCTCGAGCGAGTCCGCCTTCCGCACGGCCACGTCTTGCGCCTGCTCCCACCGGCCCTGCCTGAGTAGCACCCACGACAGGGTGGACACGCCCATGCCCTCCATCAGCGGATCCGAGGCCCGGGCGGCCGCGGCGAGCTGCTTCTCGACAGCGGCGAACGCCCAGTCCGGGTGCCCGGACTGCGTGCTGAGGCAGGCGGCAAGCTGGTAGGCGAGGGCGAGTTGCCGCCACACGCGCTCGGTCGGGGTCTGCCGTGCGACCGCGCGGCCGTCACGCAGCAGGAGCGGCAGGCTGCCGGAGAGCCGCGAGTAGTCGCCGTGCCAGTACGTGGTGGTGGCTTCGCGGACGCTGTCGGTCCACGCCTGCTCGTCGGGCGGGTCCTCGAGGTCGTCACCGGTGGGGACGCCGGGGAGGGCGCCGATGTCCTGGATGGCGTCGCGGAGCGCGATCAGGCCGCCGTCGTCTGCGAGTTGCTGCGTCACGGTGGGCTGTCCTACCAGGCGCTCGAGCTGGACATCGAGGGCGCGTGCGAGGGCGCGGAGGGTGTTGATGCGCGCTGACTGGCGTTGGCCCTGCTCGAGCTTGCGGATGGTGTCGACGTGGACTCCGGCCCGGGCTGCGAGTTCTTCCTGTGTGAGGTCGCGGAACTCGCGCAGGCTGCGGATGCGGTCGCCGATGGAAACGTTCATGTGTACCCCCGCCAGAAGGTGTTTGTGCGTCCACGGTACTGCTGGCGGGTGGCGTATGCGGAGGGGTATGGCTCGTCCTACGGGGTCCGTAGACTTGACGCATGCCCCCCACACCCGACCGTGCTCCTGGTTCCGTACGGTCTGCTGGCGAGATCAACGATGCGATCCGCTCGCTGTGGCAGCGCGTTGGCGGGCGGCCGACGACGCCAGCGGAGCGCGCCGAGTACGAGCACCTGGTGGTGGAGTGGGCGGCCGCCGTACGCGCCGAGATCGTCGAAGCCGCGTAGACGTACCGAGGCCCCGCACCGAAGTGCGGGGCCGCAGCATGGCGCCGTTCAGAGACAGAGCGACAGGGACACGACGATCTGCACGAGCACGTCCAGCATCGGCCTCACCTCCCCTCTACACGTACAGACGGCGTTGCGGGTCCAGCCCCGCCGCCTGCGGCTGCGGCGTCTCGCTGTCCCCCGGATCCGGCGCCCCGTCCTTGCGGCAGACCAGCGCATCCGGGTCATACGACGGGGCCTGCCAGCCGTACCCGTCCGGACACGACTCCCCAGCCGGGCCCTGCTCGCCGGTGTCGCCCTTCGGGCCCTGCTCGCCCTGCGGGCCGACCGCGCCAGGCTCGCCCCGCGGGCCCGTCGCTCCCTGCACCCCAGCAGGCCCTGTCGCGCCGACCGCGCCGGGCGCGCCGCTCGGTCCGGGCTGGCCGCTCGCGCCAGCCTGGCCCGGCGCCCCGGACGGGCCCGATGATCCCGAGGGTCCGGCCGGCCCTGGGATCGGCACCGGCACCTCAGCCCGGTCCGGCAAGTTGTTCACGGCCTTCGTCGGATCCGGAGCAACCGGAGTCCCACCCCGCGACTTGATCTGCTGACGCAGCGCCCGCACATCCCCCGCCAACGTCGACACCGCCGTCCCCCGCAGGTCCGCCTCCGCCGTCGCCGCCGCATACCGGCGATCAGACGCCGCCCGATCAGCATCAAGACGATGCCACGTCGCCCACGCAATCCCGAACAGAGCGACGATCGCGCACAAGGTGGCCAGACCGCGCCAGTGCAGCACGATCGCGCGCTCAGTACGGGTCATGGGGGCAGGGTTCCTCCGAGTCGAATGATCTCTATCTCCAGCAAAGTGATCCTGATCAAGTCATCGCGCCTGCGCTGGTGCAGGACATCGACCTCCACCTGCGTGGCCTTACGCTCGGCGCGCTCCGACGTCAGCTCCTCTTGCAGCTGGTCCGTCAACGCGTTCCGGCCCTCGCCGCGCTTGCCGACGAACGTCACCACCGAACCGGACACGACGCCCACGCAGGCGAGCATCGCGCCGAGGGTGGTGGCGTCCAACGGACCTCCTACTCGATGGGCGGAGCAGCGTGCCGGGCCGTCTGCCGGTTCGGCACCGCCCACGTCAGACCGAGCGCCCCGAGCACAGCCACCACCGCAGTGAGACCCTCCTGCGTGGTGATCGTGCCGTCATCGAGCGCAGTCACCAGGGACCCGCCGCCCGCAACGACCGCGGCGGTGATCGCCTTCCACATCTTCGACACCTTCACGGGTCAAGCTCCCTTCGTGAGCAGCTGAGTCAGCTTCGCCAGCGCGGCCCGCAGATCCACGACCTCCGCGCGCAGCGCATCTACACCTTCATGCGCAGCCCGCGCATGCCCGTACGTCGAGCCGAGCGCCGTGTTCACCGACACCGCCCCGTCCTGCAACCCCACGTCGTCCGGCCACTGAGCCTTCACCCACGGACCGACCGTCACCGCGTCGGACAGCTTCATACCGGTCTCCTTGCTCGTGCTCGGCGGCGTCGGGACACTGGCCGTCGGCCCAGCCGCGCGTGTCGCCTTCACATCCGCCCGCACCACAGGCATCGCCATGATCTTCCCGGCCGCATAGCCGGGGTCCCACTTGTCCGACGACCACTCGCCATGCCCAATGACGGACTTCTCCGACCAGCCGTGGAAGTCGAGGACCGCCGCTGACAGCCGCCGTGCCGCAACGTACTGAGCAGCGGTCATCTCGTGCGAGCCGGAGTACTGGATCTCCACCCCGTAGAAGTGGCTGTTGCCGTCGACGCCGTTCAAGTTGCCGCGCGTCGGGTGCATCTGCCCGGCGTAGTCCTCGTTCACCACATGCGCGAGAACGGCCGGATCGCCGCCGCCGGCATGGTTCGCGCGGCCCCAGCCCACCAGGTACACGGCGCCGTCGGTGCCGATGCTGAAGTGGCAGAGCGGGCCGGGCAGATCGGCGAGCCCGTTGTACAGGGTGCCCGCGGCGTACGCCTTCGCGTCGGTCACGTCGGCGCCGGTGTGATGCCAGATGAGCCCGTTCACCGGGCCCCAAGCGCCGTGCCCGGCCCGGTTGTGGGTAGCCCAGCCGGGGATCTCCACATGGTGGAGGCCCCACTTCTTCAGCTGGGCGACGACCTGAGCGGCCGTCATCGGTGTGGCCATGTCAGCCTTCTCTCTCATATGACGGTGATGACCTGCTCGTACCGCTGCGCCACCACCGACCCCACCTCAGGCAGCCCCAGCAGAAACCCGCGGACCGCACCGACCACGTCGATGTCGTCCACCACGTGCTGCTCCTGATTGATCGCAGCGACCTGCACCGACACCAACGGCTCCCCACTCGGGCTCTTCCCTGTGATCACGTAGGTAGCCACACCAACCCCTCTCAGGCGACCCGCAGCATCGACAGCCACGAATCCGTGTAGAGCGTGCAAGCGGTCGCATTCGACACGAGCTGCGCCCAGTCCAGCGAGAACGTCCCGCCCGTCGAGGCGACCCGCAGCGTCCCGTTCAACTGCAAGGTCAGCGGGATCCCGCCCGTCCCCAGACAGCCGTACGAACGCGCGCTCGTGACGTCGTTCGTCTCCACCCGCATCAGATAGCCGCGCGCATCCTGCGTATCCGTGATCAGCGCAGGCGCAGACGACGACCCGATCACCGGCGAGTGGCCGGCACCGATCGCCATCCACTCGCCCAGCGCCCCGGACGGCGCGGAGAAATCGACGTTGAGGTCGGCGGCGGTCGGCCCGTCGTACTTGATCCAGCCGTGCCACCGGTACACCGCGTTCGCGAGGACGTCGAACTGCAAATGCGGGTCGGCCACGGTCGTCGTGGTCGCGGCCCGCGACGTGTCGGCGGTCTTGCGGGCCACCTGCTCCTGCCCCGAACGCAGGAAGGCCGCCGTGATGCGCTGCCCCCCGAGATACGTCGGATAGGCCTCAGCCATGGGTGCCTCCTTACAGGGCGAGATATACGGGGGTGGCGAGCGAGAGGGCCTCGCCCGCGCTGTGCGCCTTGGTGACGCCGTTGATGGAGCGGGTCACGGTGAACGTCTGCGGGGAGACGACATTGACGTTGTCGTACGAGACGACCGGGTTCACGTTCGTGTTGGCGCTCGACAAGATCGACCGCGCCCCGAAATAGGCGGTGGTGGAGATAGATCCGTCCACCGCGGTGATCTGCCACTCCGGGGTCTCCACCTCAGACGCCGCCAGCCACGCCTTCGCCTTAAGCACGGCGCCCTGAATCCGGAACCGGACCCGGTAGTAGACGCCCGACGTGTACGTGCCCGGCAGGACGTACGTGCCGAGCACACCCTCGGTTGCGTCGATGCGCTTGCGGATCGTCAGGGTCACCACGCTGGACGTGTCGAACTCCAACCTCGCCATGTAGAGGTTGTCGGAGTCGAGGTAGCGGCCGGTCGGGCCGCCGAAGATCGAGCCGCCGGTGGCGGTCGCGGACACGGCGACATCGCAGTAGTAGTCGAAGTCCACGATCGTCGTGTCCGTGAAGCTACGGCGGGACACGTTCAACGAGGTCAGCGTGTGCGAACCCACCCCCGCCGCCACCGCATAGTCGACAGCGCTGCCACCCGACACCGACCACGCCTGCCCCGTATCCGCCGTCCCCCAGCTGCTCGACGCGGACCGCGTGAACGTATCCGCCAGCCACGGCGTGACGTTCGTGACGCGCACGACCTCGCCGCCCACCCGCACATCGAACGGCAGATCCGCGGTGTCCGTCGTCCACAACGCACCATCCGCCACCGCAGGCACCACCACCAGCGACGTGTCCGCCGCACCGACCGCGGCCAGCAGCGTCGAGTCGTTGTCGACGCGGGCCGACGCCGCGTCCAGCACCCCGACCGCGTACGGGGACGCCGGCGCGCACATGAACGTCAGCCGGTGCTCAAAGTGGGTGATCTGCTCCTCGACGCCGAGCACGAGCTGGTCGATGGTGTCCGGCGGCAGCCAGGCGGGCGGGTTCGTCACCTGGATCCGGTCCCCGAGGCGCAGGCCGAGGATGGCGCGCCGCATGGCCGGGGTGATCGACGAGTGCGCGAGGTTGACGCTGATCTGCGGGAACCTCGCCTCGTTGACCGTGCCGAGGTGCACCCGCCACGCCGCATGATCCTTCAAGGTTGCGGTCGCCGTGCTGGACAGGTTCAGCGTCAGGTCCTGCCCGTACGGGCCCACCCCGGCAGGCGGATACGCCGTCGACAGGACACCGCCGGTCTCCTCGTAGGAGGCGCTCACCCCGCCCACGGTGATCGTGATCTTGTTCTGGACGTACCGGTCGTCCTCCACCGGCACCGGAATCCGCGCCAGGTTGAAGCTCGGGTAGTCCAGCACGAGCGCCGCATCCTGGTTGTACAGCGACGACCGCGCCCGGAACCCCAGCCCCGACATCGGGTTCTCGTACAGCAGGCCGCCGTCAGCGAGCACCGCCTCCTGCACCAGCGCCAGCGTGTTCTGCCTGCCCTGCGCGCCCAACAGCACCGTGTCGTCGAGGTCGCCGATCCAGCCGAACGGAATCCCTTCCTCGCCGCACAGGCGCTGAACCCGGCGCCCGGCCGCCTCGCCGATCGGGTTGAGGCGCGCGCCGAGCACATCGACCGCCGTGACCGCGTTCTCCACCGTCACATGCCCGACCGCCACCCCCGGAAGGAACGCGCTGCCGACCGGGCCCACCACGCTGCGGGACGCCGGACCGAACTGGATTTTCGTCACCCGCGTCAGCTGAGTGAGCGTCGCGGTGTCGGTGGCGCTGTACACCGTGCCCGTCGTCACGTCCGTCAGGCGCAGCGCCCGCGTCACACCGGTCCCGGATTCCTGCTGCTCGACGGAGATGTAGAGGAGGCGGCCGCGGACATCGAAGTCGTGGGCGAGGTCGGCGCCGAGGTTGGTGCCGTCGGACGCGCACGTCCGCATGGTCAGGGACCTGGTGGTGGTGCTGTAGTACAGCTCCCAGAACTGCGGCGACCCGGCGCTGTAGTCGACCTGGTCGAACGCGCACAGCACCTTGCCGTTGGAGAGGCCGTCGGTAGGGATGTGCGCGAGGAAGCGGATCTGTGTGGCCGTCGGGTCGTCGTACTTGGGGATGCCGCCGGACAGGGTGGCCGTGGTGAGATCCGGCAGCGGATCCGACGCGGCGAACCCCTCGTAGCTGGCAAGGGTGGGCGCGCCGGTCCACGTCATCGCCGACCCGGTCGTCAGCGCACTCGCCAGAGAAGTGGAATCGGTGGGGTCCTCGCACGGCCAGTACGCCACCACCGCCGACGACAGAGGATCCGTCACCGCGCCGTAGATCACCGACCGCTCCGGGACCGGACCCTGCGCCAGGCGCCGCAGGATCCCCGACACCGTCACGTCCGTCCACACGTCCGTCCCCGTCATGTCCCAGTTCGGCGCCCACTCCGACACCTCACCCCACAGCCGGTACGACTTGCCGCCGAGGCCGTCCGGCACGCTGATCCGCAGCGGAGTATTCCGGCCGATCAGCCCGAAGTACGGGCCCGACGGATTCCGCGGCGAAAACCGCCCGTCCGTGTCCCGGAGCTCCAGGGCGGCCGACCCCGCCTCGGTCTGCGAGCCCTCGTCGCGGATCCCTGACGTGATGGAAATCTGCCCGCTGTCGTCCCGCACCATCACGTACGCGGTGATGTCGACCCACACGCCGGAGACGAGCATCTCCACCTGCACGGGCTGCCCGTTGGAGGCCTCCCCCGTCCCGGCGAGCGGGCCGGGCAGGTTGCGGGCGCGGCGCTTCCACGCTGCGACGAGTGGGGCGATCGTGGGCATCGGTCAGCCCACCTCTTGGAAGACGATGTAGCAGCGCAGGTCGATCGCAGTGGTCGGCGTCGTCGCGCGGACCCGCAGAAACTTGGAGACGGGGATGATCGGCCGGGCGTCGGGCATCCACTGCCGCACGTACGACAGCCCTGACTCGCCAGACACCGACGACAGCGAGATCGCGTCGAACACCCGGCTCGCGGTCGTCGAGCCCTCCGCCGACGACGTGTAGCCAGTCGCCGCAGTGCCCAGCGTCAGCAGAGACGCCGAACCGTTCGGGTCCAAGTTCTGCACACCAGCGGCCGCGTGCTGGGTCACCGTCGCAGCGACGTCGGTTTGCAGCAGCTCAATCACACCGTCCGCACCCGGCGGGTCATCCGACGACCAACCCCACTCCAGCAGCTGAATCTGCCGCGTCGACGGCGTGGCCAGCTGCAACATCGTCTTGATGCTGGTGCCGGTCGTCACCGACTGCTGCGCCGCAGTAGTCGGAGCCGGACCGTTCCACGTAATGAAGGGCACTCTCGTTCCTCTCTCTACCTGCCGCGCGGCGGCCGCAGGGTCGCCTCGATCGAGCCACGCGCTTTCACCGCACGCCGGCCCGCGTCCACCCACAGCTCGCCGAATTCGCGCTCACCGATACGGACCTGGATCACGATCGGCTGGCCGTCCCCGCCGGCCGGACTGGCGGCCCGCGCGGAGGAACCGGCCGGGCGGCGGGGCGTGTTGAGCATCGACGCCCACGGCGCCTGAACCGCCGCCAGCCTCCGGCGCGAGTCCGGATTCGACAGCACCCGCGACCCAGGTGGCAGGTCCAGCAGCTCGAAGCCGTGCTCGCCGACCATCGTCAGCCCGCCCCGAACTCCGCCCGACGCGGCCGCGCCCACGATTCCGCCCGACGCCTTACCCGCCTTCGACTTCTTCCCCAACGCGGCCTGAACCGACTTCTCCAGCGCCTTCGTCAGCTTGTCCATCGACGTCGTCAGCCTCGACTGCTGCTTCCCCAACGCCGTCACGATCTTGCTCTGACGGGCGATCGCGTCCTTGTACACCGCGTCCGCCGTCGTCTTCCCCGCGGACCCCGCAGCCTTGTTGATCTGCCCCTGCATCTGGTTCGCCGACTGGATCTCCGACCCCGACGCCCCCAGCAGAGCGCCCGCAGTCTCCAGCCCGCCGCCCTCAATGCCGGCCTCCGCGATCTGCCGGATCAGATCCTTCGACACGCCCTTCTTCTTCAGGTCCTTCAGCGCGCCGGCGAACGCGGTCGCCTTGTCCCTGCTCGCGGTGAGGCCGCCCATGATGGACGACATCGTGACCGGACCCTCGCCGGAGGCGCCCCGGGTGATGTTCGCGCTGGAGAGGACACCGCCCTTCACCGACGACGACAGCGAAGCAGCCGCGTCCTTCAACGAGTTGAGCTTGTCCTTCGCCTTGTCGAGGGACGCGGTGACCTTCGTCAGGCTCTTCTCGTAACCGAGGAGCTTCCGGCCCGTCGAGTCCAGCGCCTTCAGCAACTTGCTCTCGGTCGCCCCGTGCGTGGCCTTCTTGATGATCGAAGCCCACTGATTCAACGAGTTCACCAGCGACGACAGGCTGTCCGGCTTCGCCAGCGCCGACCCGAACTCGCTGCGCTTGTACCCGGCCATATGCCCGAAGTGCGAGATGGTGAGGTCACCCATCGCGTCATGCCGGGCCGAGTTCTCGGCGGCCGTAGCCGCCTTCGCCTTGGCCTTCGCCCGCGCGGCCTTCTGCTTCTTCGACAGACCGCCCTTCGCGAACTTTTCCAGGCTGTACCCGAACCGGTCAGCCACGTCTTCCAGGATCGCCATCGAACGGTCACGCTTCTGCGACCCGAGCGGAATGTATGCCTCCCCGCCCGTCTCCGGCTCCGCCCACACCCGCATCGACCCCGCGGGGGCCATCTGCGCAACGTGCTGCTCCCGCGTCCCGCCATCGGCGAAGTACTGCATGACGGAGCCGTTGGCGTTGTTGTAGTTGCGGGCGTTGCGGCCTGCGGTGCCTTGCACGCCCAGGGTGTGTTGCACCGTCGTAATCGTCACGGTCTTCCCGCGGACCTTGTCGATCGCTGCCTGGATCGCCCGCGCCGTGGCGCTGGCGCGGTCACGGGCCGACAGCGTGAGGCTCTTGCTCTTTAGCCCGGCGAGCGCCGACTTCACCGCAGCGATGTTGAGCCGGGCGTTCTTCGTGTCCGAGGTGACCTTGAAACGGCCATCGGGCAGCTTCTTCACGGTGAAGCCGAGGTCCTTCAACATGCTGATCGCGTCGGCCGACAGAGCCTTGACCTTGATGCTCTTGGAGTTCGGCGTCTTCTTCAGCGCCGAGATCACGTTATTGAGGCCGGACACGGCGTCTTCGGTGCGCATCTTCAGCGACATGCTCTTCGGCATGTTCAGCAGCGTGGTGGTGAGCTTCTGCGCTTCCTTACGGTTGTGCGTGATCGCGAGCGCATTGTCGTAGATCGACTTGCGGCCCTTGTCGAAGATCCCCGCGATCGTCGACCAGGACGCATTGTTCTCCCTGGCCTTCGCCGCCGACTCTTCGGTGGCCGCCGCGAGCTGAGACAGGGCGTCGCGGTTCGCGCGCCCCTTCTCGGTATGGACGTCCAGCGTTCGCCCGTTGTCTTTGATGGACTTGGTGGCGTTGTCGATCGCCGCCTCGAACTTCGTCTCTGCGTCATACGCCGACCGGTGTGCCTCATTGAGCGCCATGATCGACTGGCGCAGCCCGTCCGCCGACGCCTTCTGCGCGTCGAGCTTCGCCTGCACCGCCTGCGCCTGCGTGCCGAAGAGCCCCATCGACTCGGCAGCGAGCTTCTGCTCGAACGCCTGGTCCGCCAGAGCAGCCTTGTAATCGTCCATCTGCCCCGTGAACTTCGAGACGTCCCGGCCGCCCTTGCCATACTCCGCAGACAGATCCTTCAACGCCTGCGCCGCGAGCTGCGCTTTCCCGCCCCGCACCAGGTTCGTCAGGCCGTCATCGATCGCGTCCAGCCGCTTCCTCGCGTCCTTCGACGGCGTCGAATCCGCCATCCCCAGCGAGAAGACCTTGACCAAGCCGTTCTGAATGTCGTCCACCGCGGACGGGTCGGTGATGTTCCGCACCGAGTCAAAGAGCTTCCCAAGGTCGTCCCCGAACAGGCGGGCCGCCTCGCCCGACGTCTTCCCCGAGGCACCCAGCTTCCCCAGGCTGGTGGTCAGACGGTCCACATTCGGCGGCGCCTCACGACCCAGACTGGACAGCTTCGCCAGCACCGTCGCCACCGCGGCGATACCCGCCACGACGACCGTCGCCTTCGCCGCAGTGCCCAGCGTCGCAAACGCCGCGCGCAGCCCCGCCAGCCCGCCGCCCGCCGCAGTGGACGCCGTCGTCAGAGTCGTGATCCGTGTCGCCAGCGTCTGCACACCGCCAGCCACCCCGGCGATGCCCGCACCCGCCAGCTTGATCAGCTTGAACGCGGCGTACACCTGCATCAGGTTGCCGATCAGCTCCGGCGGCACACTGGCCACCAGCTTGGCGAACGCATTCACCAGCGTCAGCATCCCCGGCCCGGCCTGCGCCGCCCCCTCCAGCAGGTTTGACACGGCCTTCGCGATGTTGGTGATGAGCTCCTTCACTGCCGGGCCCTGCTCCCGCGCATACTCCATGAAGCTCGTCAGCGGGCCGTGCGCATTGCCCTCCGACAGCACACGCATGAAGTGGATCGCCTTGTCCGTGGCGCTCTTCAGGCTGCTGTTCGCGAACTCGTTCACCCTCTTCGACAGCGAGTCGAACGCCGCCGTACTCACCCCGCCACCGGCCACCTTCATCAGCCGGTCCAACTGCGTCGCCGTCGCCCCCACCATCGGCGTCAGCTTCGGAATGATCGCCCCGAGCACCGCGAACGAATGCTCCACCGGCACCATCGTGAACTTCGCCGTCGAGTCCGAGAACTGCTTGAACTTGCCCCCGAGCACCGAATATGCGGCCGCCGCCCGCTGCGTCGCCTGCGGCATCCCCGCCAACACCTGCGCCGCCTGCTGCTGCGCGGCCACAGCCTGCTGCGAGCCCGCCCCGAACTTCGTGACCGCGTCCGTGTACTTCTTCTGCGCGTCCGCCGCGCTCTTCATGTTGCCGATCTGCGGGCCCACCGCAGCACCGAACGCCGCCACCGCCAGCCCGGCCGCACCCGCATGCACGGCGATCGGCGCCAGCGCGGCCGCCACCGGGACCGCGGCCGGCGCAAGTGACAGCATCGACGCCTTCAGATCTGCGAAACCGCCGCTGCTCTTCTTGGCGTCGTCGCCGACCCGAGCGACGGAGCGGCGCACGGCGGTGATTCCGGGGCCAGTCGCGTCACTGACCCGCACTGTGATCACTACATCATCAGCCATCGTCCGCCTCCCCTCCGTCGTGTGCGCCGCCAAGCTCCTCGATCTTCACGAGGCGCATCAGCTCGGTGTCCTCCTCCAGCAGGGAGGACAGGGTGTAGCCCGGGAACCGCTCCAGCAGGCCGAGCAGGTACCGGGCGCGGGTCAGCTCGCCAGGCTCTCCGACAGTGCTTCCATCGGCACGGACTCCACCAGGGACGGCCCGCCAGAGGGCGAGCTCTCCGGCAAAGGGTCAGCGTCGTGCACCCCCGTGAGCGTTTGGATCCACGCGTTGTTGAGCGCGGCGACGAGATCGTGGTCGAGGCTCTTCGCGCCGTCCAGGGTGGTCGGGACCGGCAGGTCCTGCTCGTCTTCGAGGTTCCACGAGATGAGGTGGTCGGCGAACCGCTGGACAGACTTGGCGGCGTTGTCGTCGCCGTCGCCGCCGTCGAGGCCGGTCATCTCTTCCCACTCGGCGTAGGTGATGCCTCGGAGGCGGGCTTCTACGCCGTGGAATTCGTGGCCCTCGTCGAAGTGGACGAGGTAGGTCTTCAGCTTCGCTTTGAAGCCCATGCTGTTCTCCTGGTCTAGCGGATAGCCGGGGGACGTGACTTAGATCGAGCGCCCCGGCTACCGGAACGCTCCGGGCGACGTGGGCCTACGCCCAGGTCGGAACTGCCCCATTTGCGAGGGAAAGTGGCACGGAGAAGGTGAGTTCGCCGGAGTCTCCGCGGGTGAGCTGGTAGTCGGTGGCGATCATCTCCATGGCGAGAGTGACGCCGTTCACGGTCTGTGTGACCGTGCGCTGCACGCTCGTGGAGGGCACCGTCTTGAACACGTCGTGGGACTGGTTGGAGGCCGCGTTGAAGACGCCGTTCAGCGTGACGGAGCCGTCGGCGAGCAGGAGGAGCCGTTCGTTGGCGCTCTTGTCGACGCCGGTGACGTCCTGAACGCCGCGCGGAGTGCTCATCTGCCAGTTGGTGATGTCGTTCTTGATCGCCTGCACGGAACCCGCGCTATCGTCCACACTGAGTGTGGTTTGTCCCAACCCGGACGCTTTGCCCATGGCAGGTCACCCCTTCTCGATTTCGTCTGCGATCGCCTGCTGATGCGTGGCGAAGTCCTCAACCCAGTTGCCCGGGTTCAAATGCTGACGGGCCCTCGTACGGCGCGGATTGCCCCGCCAGTCCCCGTCCCGGACCAGATACAGCGGCGGCCGGTCCAGCTGGATCCGGTGCCGCGACGCCGCGAAGCACGCCTGGCCCGCCGGGAACACGAGATACGACTCGCCCGCCGCAACCTGCTGCACCGTGTACCGGCGGCCGGACGTCTTCGCCGCGTGCAGCAGATCCTGGGTGAGGTTCTCCACCCGTGTCCGCCACCCCTTCAGGTAGTGCGGGCACTTCGTCTCGGCGCACGTCGCGGGCCGCCAGTGCGTCGTGAGCGGGAACCGCATCTCGTACGTCTTGTACGCCTCGGGGCGCATGAGCGGCGCGGGCCGCGACAGTTCGATGGTCATCAGAAGACCTGCCCGGCGATATCGTTCTTGATCATGTTGACGGCGAAACTGACCGAGGCGAAGCCGCCCGTCGTCACCGTCACCGCGCGGACATACCGGCGGATGGTCGCCGTGTTGGCCAGCGCAATCCGCTCCGACGCCGGAGCCGCAGTCACCTGCGTGAACGCGAAGCTGGCCACGTCAGCGAACGTCACGTTGTCCGCACTGTCCTGGATCTTGACGGTCACGTCCGTCCCGGAAAACGCCGTGACGTGCAAGTACGCTTGCCCGCCGAACGAAGCCGAGGCAGTCGTGTCGATGCCCGTACCGAGCGTCGCCGCGGTGTCCGTCCGCACGCCGGCCGTCAGCTGACGGCCCCACTCGATGCCGTAGCCGTTGGACTGCGCGGACACCCCGAAGGTGAGCATCCCGTCGTCCCCACGGGTGGGGTCGTAGTTGGCCTGCTTGCCGACCAGGCTCGCGGCTGGGTCGCCGAGCGTTGTGCCCCGGCCGTACGTCATGATCACGTCCGTGCGGGGCAGCGTCGACAGCTTCTCGTGCGTAGCCCCGGTGACCGCGACGTGATTGAAGAACGTCGTCATCTCGAACTGGCCCGAGCGAAGACCGCCGATGCGCTCGTACGCGCTCTTGTCGATACCCGTTACGTTCAGCAGGGCCGGGCCGCCGCCGATGCTGCCGAGCTGCTGAATGTCGCCAGACGCGTCGAACCCGGCGATGAGGAGCGCGTCCCCGAGCCCACTGGTTTTTGCCACTACGGGGCCTCCGTCCATGCGTCGTTGATCACAAGCGGGATGGTGAGCGTGGCCACCCGGTACGTCGTCGAGTCGAGGCGCGTGTAGCCGAACCGGGCCCGCAGCAGCGCGCCGTACATGCCCAGCAGGTCCACTTCCGCGACAGTCCCACCGAGCTCGAAGTCACCCGCGTACGCGTTCATCAGCCCGTTCACGGCGCCCGTCACCGCGATGTCGACGTCACCCTGCGGCTCCGTGTCCGCAGGCATGAACACCCGGCCGTTCAGCTCCAGCCGCACCGACACCGAGGCGAGACCGGACCGGGCAGGGATCGGCGCGGCATCGGCGACCCACACCGCGTAGATCAGACCGGAGCCGGGCGCCGACACCGGCTCGTGGTCCAACACCTGCTCGAACAGGCCGAGGCCCTGAGCGTGGGACATAGCCGCGCTGCGGTAGGCGTTGAGGTCAAGAGACATGGCGCATCACATCCGGCCCGTATAACGGCGCAGGAGTCGCTCGCCGATGCCCTGCTTGCGGTCGTTCAGGCGGTGCTGGGTCTTGATCCAGTGGTCGTAGCCCTTGAACTTCGTCACCGGGAAGTTCCGGCTGCCGATGCCAGCCAGCCACGGCCCGTACACGACACGTGAGTCGGTGATCTTGTTGCCGTCCTCCACCACACAGCGGGACTCGTAGTAGCCCGTCGGGTTGCGGAACACGGCGTGCATCTCCTCGCGGAGGATGCTCAGGCCCTCGTCGGCGAGTTGGCGTTCCAGCCTGGTGACGTACTCGTTCGCGGCGCGGCGGGCGCGGCCGTCGAAGAGGGGGCCGCGGCCGGTGGTGGATACGTCGAGCCTCATACCGACCTCACCCGGCCCTTGCGCCCGTGCGAGGCGTACACCCGCTCGCGGAGGTCCTTCAGCCCGCGGCCGGACATCTCCCGCTCGTTCTCCCCAGACCCAGCCGTCCGCGCGTACCCGGAGCGGCCCTGCAACAGGTCGGTGAGGGCCTCGGCGACGCAGAGCTGGCGGACAGAGCCAGGCGCATCCCACCGATACACGGTCGCCGCGGTGAGATGCGCGGCGGCGGTGGTGCCGAGCGCACCGCGCTGCACGGTCAGGGTCCGCGGCGCGTAGATCGCGGCGCCCACGCTGTGTGCGGCGATCGTCGTCCCGTCCCAAGGCCGGGTCACGACCAGCGTGTTGCCCGCGACGTCGTCGACGCGCATCTTCTCCGCGTCGATGAGAATGATCTCGCCCGGCGCGAACGCGGACCCGCTCTGCACGGTGACCGCGGTGGCGCTGTTCAAGTTCGTCAGCCCGCTCCCGCCGAGGGTCTGCCCGGTGTCGAGCTGCGCCCGCCCGGTGACGACCATCCGCTCGGAGTCGACGCGCAGCAGGGAGCCGATCCCGGCCGCGGCTGACGTGGCGGCGTCCACGTCCACGCTGGTCTCCGACACGTCCAGCGCCTCGGCGGTGGTGCCGAGGGTGGTTTCGTCGTTGCGGTAGCCGAACAGGCCGGTGACGACGATGTCCTGCTGGTAGGTGTCGCCGCCGCCGAAGCTGGCGTCGCCGCCGAGGTTGATCTCGATGCGCGTATACGGGGGCTCGGCCTTGTCGTCGGCCCGCCGCAGGAGGAAGTCACCCAACGCGATCGTCACGCCGCCGGAGGTAAGGGAGGTGACGGAGATGAGTTCGTTCGCGTCGAGCCGCAGAATCCACGGCGTCATGCCGGCGCGAGGCGGCCAGTCGAACTTCCGGATGTCGACCACAGGGTAGAAGGTGCGGTGTGTCATCCCGTCGACGGCCTCGGTCGCGTCCGCGAGGGCACGGTCGATCCGGGCGTTGGAGCGCGCTGTCTCCTTCACGTCGAGCTCGGCCTTGATCTCCTCGCGGGTCGCATAGAACGGGATCGTCATCTCTCGTCACCTCCTCTCAGGTCTCGTTGCGCGGGTCAGGGGCGGCCGTGCAGGGACAAGCTCACCCCGGTGAACGTCGGACTGGCGGTGCCGCCGACCACCCAGCGGATCCGCCCCAGGTTGGTCAGCGTGTAGCCCGTACCGATCTGCCCGTACGTGTAGCCCGTCGACGTGAGGAGCGCCCCGCCGATCGACGTCGCCGACGACGTCTGCACCCACGTGCCGTAGGCGTCCGCCACGTCGAAGAACACGGCCAGCGTTGGGGACGAGCCGGTGGGCGCGTTCGCCACGGTCACCACGAGCAGGCCGCTGCTGACGCGACTGATGTCGATCGCCCCGGTCCGGCCCGTGGTGTCGTTGACGGTGCTGGCGGTGACGTGGTCGGTGGAGCTGTTCATGGTCAGGCCGGTGGCCCTGAACAGCTCGTTCGACCGGTACACGGACACTTACGCCTCCTCGTCAGCGGAGTCGGTCGCCGACGTAGCTTCCGTCTGGCCGCCATCCGTCCCACGGGCAGTACGGCCCTTGGCCGTCGCCGCCTTCTTGGAGCGGCTCGCCGTCGTTGGGGCAGGCGACGGGGACGGCGTCTCGCTCGGCTCGGGCCTGCTCGATGGCGTCTCGTCGGATGTCGAGGAGCTGCTCCCAGCCGATGACTCCTCACCGCCCTCCTCGCTCGCGGGCTCCGGCCATACGTCCGGGTCGCCCTCGTTGGACCACGATCCGCCCACGACGGACGCGCCCGCGATCGACGCACCGCCGTGCACGGTGATCTTCGGCATGTCCCCTGCTCCTTCTTCGACGTGCTCGGTACTGCCGCACTGCGGGCACCGGACTGCACCGACCGAGTAGCGGGTCGTGCAGTCGGTGCAGACCAGAAGTGCCATGTCAGGCCGCCGCCACCGCGGCGCCGTTGTCGAGCGGCACGTAGGTGAGCGTCCACGTGATGCCGCCGTCCGCGCCGGTCGCCGTGACCTGCTCGATCGTTCCCGTGTTCACGACGACCGGCTGCTTCAGCGTCGGGACCGCGCCGGGCCCGGTGAGGATCGAATCTCCGGTCAGGCCCTGGAAGCCCACGAGGTTCCCGGCCGGGGTGTCCGTGGTCCCGATGTCGGTGGCCGCGCACAGGTCCTTCGTGGCGCCGACCGTCGGGTTCGCCTGGAGCTTCACCGTGTTCGCCGCGGTGATCGCCGTGGTGACCTCGCCGACGATCGACGTGATCAGCACCTTGCCGCCGGTCACGTTGAACAGCGTCTTCGTCTCGACGACGAGCGGCGTGTACGCCTTCGACACCGCAGTGCCGAACAGCAGTGTCCGCAACTGGTCGCCCTGGATGAGAGTGCTCATGATCAGGCCCCCAGCGCAGGCAGGTTGGCGGGGGCGCGCTGCACGACCAGGTCGCGGGCGATCGCCTCGACCCGGCCGGCGCCGGTCGAGGTGAGCTTGACGTAGTCGTAGTCGTCAGACAGCTGCGTGCCGTCGATCTCCACCCACATCGCGTTCTGTGTGGCCGCGGCCGCCGTGACGACCGTCGCCGCCGCAGCCTGGGTGCGCTTCGTCCACGCGTCGGTGCCGTCGCCGGTGCACGTGTAGTAGCGGGTGACCGCGGCGAGGTTCTGCGCGCCGGTCCCGGATGCGTCCTTCGCCTCGACGAGGGTGTAGGTATCGCCCGCCGCGGCGGCCAGGTAGCAGGAGAAGGCGACACCGCCGCAGTCCCGCAGGCTGATGTACACGCCGTCCGCCAACGAGATGACGTTCACCGTGCGTCCGAGTGCTTCCATGAGATGCCCTCCTTGAGGGGGTTGAGTGCCTCTTCGGAACGGACCCCGGCCAGGGCGTTACTGCTGGCCGGGGCCGGCCGGGTCAGGAACGGGTCGCGACCTTCACGAACGGCGACAGGGTGTTGGAGCCCTTGCGGGGGGTGATCGCGGACTTGATCCACGGGGTGCCGTCGACGCGCTCGATGACCCTCATGGCCGTCTTGTCGTTGCCGAACTTGAACTCGGTGCTGGAGCTCATCTGCATGGCCTGGCGGTCACCGATGAGGTAGTAGCCGAAGTCCACGAAGTTGATGTCACCGGCGGTGCCGACGCTGGACACCTTCTCGGTGAAGATGACCGGACGGCCGAGGATCCGCACGGGCGGGGCGCCTTCGCCGCCGCCGTCGCCGACCCAGACCGCGGAGCCGCCGGTGCCCACGGACAGCGCCATCGTGAGGAGCTGCGGGAGCGTGTCGATGTGCGCGACCCACACTGCGGAGCCGAGGGAGCTGGGGAGCATCCGGCTGTACGCCTTGATGATGTTCTCCCACAGGATCGTCGCGGCGGTCTGCCCCGACTCCTTCGCGATGGACACGGCGGCCGGGGCGTTGAGGAAGCCGAGCGGCTGGCCGACACCGGTGCCGTCGATGAACGCGTTGTCCTCGAACCACATCAGCGCCTCGGGGTAGGACACCGACATGAACTGCTCCAGCGAGATCAGCGAGTCCTGGAACAGCTCGTTGGGGATCTCCGAGTAGAGCGTCAACTTCTTGGCCAGGAGCTCGATGCGGCCGAACTGCGGAGCCGAGTCGGTGAGGGTGCCGCCCTCTTCGGTCCAGTAGCCGGTGACGCCGCCGTGGACGCTGGTCGCGTTCGACGTGGAGTCGATCGTCGGGTACGGCACCATGAGCGTTTCCATGGGCACGACGCGGGCGCGGGAGCGGACGAGGCCCTTCTCCATCGGCACCGAAAGCAGCTCGCTGCGCAGCGACTCCGGGATCAGAAACCCGCCGTCGCTGGGGACGGTCGACCCGAACGCGTTCTGGATCTTCTTGATCTCCGAGCGTGCCGCGAAAGCTTCCGCGGTGTTCGACCCCGCCCACGTCGCGACGAGGTAGTCGGCCCAGTTCCCGAACTGCTTGTCGAGGCCGGCGCCCGCCGCCTTGCGGTTGTAGTACTTCGACCGGTTCGCAGGCGCGCCGTTGTCCCAGGTCGGGGCGAGGTTGAGGCGGTTGATCCCGTCGATCTGCTCGTTCTTGAGGATCTCGGCGAACTGCCGCTGCGTCTCCTCCTTGATCTGCGCCTCGATGGATGCGTCGCTGCGGGCCTGGCCCTTGGCGTAGTCGAGGATGAAGTTTTTGAACGTGTCCGGCGTCTCGGCGATCTTCGCGATGTTCGAGGTGTCGCCGAGCATGTCCTCCAGCTCGTCGGCGTTGCGCGGGACGGTCAGAGTGGGTGCCACTGGTGCCTCCTTCAGGCTGCTGTCGCCGCGCTGGACGACGGGTCGGGGGTGACGAGGTGGGCGAATGCGTCGGCCCAGGGGTCGGGCTTCGGCTGGAGTAGGTGGGCGACCGCGGCCGCCCAGTCGTCCGCTTCGGGTGCGGTCTCGGCGGGGGGCTCTACGACCGCAAGGGGCTCGGGAGCAACTGGGGCTTCCGGCTCCGCAGGCTCGACCGGCTCAGGCGCGTCGGTCCGGGCCTTCGCCTCGGCGCGCATCGCCTCAAGGAGCTGCTCGCCTACCGCTGCGCCGATGCTGAAGGTGAGCGTCGTCTCGCTCGCATCCGTGCCGGGCGTCTGCGTGGGCCCGGTGTAGCCGTAGGCCGTGAGGTCAAACTGCTTCCGCATCTCCGGCTCCGGCTCGCCCTCGGCAGGATCGGCGACCGACTCGCCGCGCTTTGGCGTCGGCACGACCTCGTCCGCGAGCCCGGCCGCCACAGCCTCTTCGCCCCGATACCAGGTCTCGTTCTTCATGACCTGTCGCCATTCGGCCTCGGTGCCGCCAGCGCGCGCCGCATAGGCCCCAGCAATGTTGTCGGAGATCTTTCCGAGGACCTCAGCCATCTTGATCATCTCGGCTGCGTCACCGACACAGAGGCCGCTCGCTTCGTGCACCATGAGAAGCGCGTTCGGCATCATTCGGACCCGGTCGCCCGCCATCGCGATCACCGAAGCGATAGACGCGGCGATCCCATCCACCTGAACCGTGACGCTTGCGGGGTGAGATCGCAGCGCGTTGGCTATCGCGATCCCCTCCGTGACGCTGCCGCCAGGGCTGTTGACCCTGAGCAGAATGTTCGGCGCGGTGATGCCACGCAGGTCGTTGATGAACTCGTCGGCGGTGGCACCGAACCATCCGACCTCGTCGTAGAGCATCACTTCCGCCTCGTCGGCGGCCTGGTTGGTGATGCGGTACCAGGGCCGATCGCTCCGGGCCTGCGCGCGCAAGCCCGGAATGCGGTCGGGCAGGTCGATGAACGGCATCAGATGTCTCCCGTCGTGTCCCAGAAGGCCGTCACCGTTCCCCGGCAGCGGATACCGCCCTCACACGCGTGATACGGGCCGGCCCCGTAGGCGGCCGTGACATCGGCAAGCGACGTGAACTCGTGGCCGTCGATGGCGCGGCACGGGGCGCAGGCGTTGCCGTCGTTTTTTTCGCTGGCCACCCACCGGGCGACCGGCGCGGCTTCGAGGGTGGCGATCCGGCCCACGTTCTGCGCCCGGTGGACAGCGCCGCCGAGCTGGTCGCGACGGAACGCGTTCTTCAGCGTCCGCAGCGTGTTCTTCACGGCGTTCGCGACGTGCGAGCCGGATACGCCGGGCAGGAAGCGGCGGACGGCTTCCTGAGCCGCCGACGCTGCGAGACCGGAAGCGATGAGCGTGGCGACGGCGGTGGCGATCGCGGCCAGTTCGTCACCGAAGTTGACGATCTGCCCGGGGCGCAGGCGCGCGGTCAGCGACTCGGCAACCTGCGGGGCCGTCACGGTCGCGCCCTGTCTGCGGGCTTCGTCGACCGTGCGGTCCGCGGCCTGCTGCGCTGCTGCTCCGAGCGCGGTCCGCACGGTGTCGGCGGCCCGGGTGGAGTCGAGGGTGAGCGTGGCGAGGGCGGCCGTGTCATCGTCGTCGATGGCCTGCTCGATCTGTGTGCCGAGCTGGTCGATCCACTCGTCGGTGATCGGCGCGAAGTCGGTGAGGAGCACGGTGAGGGCGCTCTCGTGATCCTTCTGCATCTGGTCGAGGGGGTCGGTGGCGGCGTTGCGCAGCACCGGGGCGCCGCGGGTGAGCCCGGCGACCGCCTCATCCCACGACGCTGCCGGCGCGGCCGGGGCGGCTGCGCGCCGCATCTCCGGCAGGCCGACGGCGGAGAGGATGTCGTCCGCGTCCCACAGGCCGGTCTCGCCGAGCGCCTTCGCCGCGTTCGCCCGCGCGGTCAGCTGTGTGGCCTCGGTCGCCACGTCGTCGGGGACAGGGTTGACGAAGTCGAACTCCAGGCCCTGCGCTGTGGCGCCGTACAGCGGGAGGAGCTGGTTGTTCAGCGCGTCCTTGACGGCTTCAAGGTCGGGGACGACGAGCCAGCGGGCGAACATCCGCTCGCCGGAGTCGCCGTTGGCGCGGTTGACGTCGTCGACGGCGCCGAGCATGGGCTTCGGGAAGCCGAACGCCTCGCGGATGACCTCGCGGGAGACGTTGCGGAGTTCGACGAACTGCATGTCCCGCTGCGTGAACTTGCGGTCTTTCCACGTGCCGTGTTCGAGGATCGCCACACGGTGTGCGTTGGCGATGCCCTTGTGCTGCTCGTTCCACCGGTCGCGGAGCTGGTCGAAGTCGGGATCGCTGAGTCCCTGAGGGACTTCGATGATCCCGCCCGGCTCAGCCGAGTTGAGGAAGAAGTTCCGGTTCCACTCGGCCGAGTAGCGCACCGCGTCGAGGTCGGTGAGGAGGGCCTGCACCGGGCCGATGCCGCGGTACGGGTCCGTGGGGTGCGGGGTCCGCGTGAAGATGACGTCGTCCTTGCCGAGCGCCACTTCCTGCCCGTCCGGGCCGGTGTACATGTAGCCCAGCAGGAACTGCTCCGGGTCCGGCACCGGGCGGATCCGGTCCGGGCGCACCACCCACATCTCCAGCGGCAGGTTCACCCGCTCGTCCCGGGCGATCACCCACCACTGCTCCCCGGTGAGCTGCTTGTGCTGCGCCCCGGCTTCGACGAATACGGACTGCGTGTAGAAGGCGTTCGGCCGGTTCCACAGGTCGAGCGCGGCGTGCGCGGTGACCGGGGTGCGGTCTTCCTTCTTCCCGCTCTTCGCCTTGCGGTACAGGCCCCACTCGACGCCGGCCTCGGCCTTGGCGGTGCGGTTGACGATGGCGAAGACGGTGGAGACGGCGCCCATGGAGCCGAGTTCGGCGGTGGTGCCGCGCTGGCTGCCGAAGAGCCCGCGGCCGTAGGACTGCGCGCGGGAGGCGAAGGGGACGGGGGTGGAGGTTTCGCGGGTGCGGAGGCTTCCTGCGGCGTTGGCGAGGGATCCGAGGAAGCTTCTGCCCACGGTCCCTCCCTTGCTGTCAGTTCGGCGGGCGGCTCAGGTGCCACTCGTAGGCGACGGCGAGCACTCCGGCGATGAGCAGGCCGATCCAGAGGCCGAAGTGCATCCCGAGCCCAGTTGAGATGAGTGTAAATCCTCCTGTCAACAGGCTAGCTGACCGCAAATTCTTCAGTCGAATGGCAAGACTGGACCACTTCACCGCAAATCCTCCAGAAATCACAGCCAGCGCACCCGAGTTCGGGCGCCGGAAAAATATGCCAAAAGGAGCGCATCCGCGTTATCCGGCGACCTGCCGAGCCGCTTCCGAATCTCGTCCTTCGGCTCCACAAAGATCCGGCCCTGCGCATCGACCTCCCACAACGGCTCCAGCATCTGCGCCACCGTCGTGTCCGCGTTCGCCATCTCGCTGAGATCCCAGCCCTGCCGCTCCGACAAGCCGCGGCCGATCTCCCACCAGATCTCCGCCCGCAGGTTCTTGAACTTGTCCGGCTGGCTGGACTTCTCCGACACGTTCACCGCGACGATCTGAGCCTTGTGCTTGCCCTGCGATGCGAGGTTGCGGAGTTCTCCGATCACACCGAAGCC